GTACCATCCGCTTTAATAATAGCTAAAGAATACACCGCCAAGAAATCCGTGGGGCACTGTAAGTACTTGTTGTTTGTTGTGGTTGCGCCTGTCACATTACTGCGCAAAGACGGGAACTGTACCGAGTTAAATATACGCTCTTCAGCTTGCTGAACGAACACGGGAATATTAGCCACGAAATCTGCTTCCGTGTTCTCCGTGTACGCCTGAATAGCGTTGCTGAGTTGCGTGTAATTCATGCCATCGGGCCTCTGGCTGTAATGCCTTTGGTAGCCGCGCCATTACCACGGGTGACAATACCGGATGTCTTAGTTGGGTTCTCACCATTGTTAATGACACCAACGCTCATTTTCATAGTGTTAAGGCTACTAATGCTAGAGTCCTTGCCGGGGTTCTCCGACATTACCAGAGCTTTGCCATTCATTTTGTGCGGTGCAGCATAAGTAGCGGCGTCGCCAACTTCTTTACCCATAACTTTTTTGCTGAATTTAGCCATGATTAACCTCGTTTCTGGTTGGCAATTTTTGCCAGATTACGTCCCATAGACAACATGTCCGCATCAGTTTTGCCGCCTTTGCCACCCTTACCGCCTTTTAGAGCGGCTGATGTGGGGCCACTATCGCCTAGATTTGTTCCTTCGGTCTTGCCTTTTCTAGCAATGCCGTCTGCTGCTTTTTTAAATCCCATTTTAAGCTCCTTAAGATACCGTTACTGTACCAACAAATGCCGTTGCCACCAAGTAGTTTGGTGTCAGAGCGACATCAAAATTACTAGACCCACCAACGGGGTTCCAACCCCACTGAATGTCCCGTGAACCGCCAGTCGGATTACCCGCAGTATTTGCGCCCGCCGTATAGTAGGTTGAATCATTACGAGGATTACGCACAGCTTGCGGGTCATCAACTGGGTACATACCCAACTGCAACTGAGGCTGATCGGGATCCCAACACTGAGGGCACACAAGCAGGTTGTATATCTTGGTCTTTTGAATCTCTTTTTTTAACGCCGTCAATTTGTACTGGAAGCCACACCTATCGCACATGGCAATACTGTTCTTCGCAGAAGCAAACCGATTACCCATTAGGTGCCTCCGCCAATAAACTGCTGTCGAGGTACGAAGCGAATAGCCGCTTTCTCTCGGTCTTCTGTTGCGGCCAACTCCCAAGCTTCGTCATACTGCTGTTTTAATACGGGTAAGCGCTCCGCGCCACCGGCAATCTTTAACGCCAAATAGTATGCAAGGCCAGCGGCCAAGCAGGGGATAAATCTAAACGGCACGTCCATTACGTTCACACCACCACCCGCGTCTTGCGTGCGGCGTAAGCGCCAGTAAACAAACGTGTATTGCTGTGACCCATCAGGAGTTGGCCAAACTGTAATAGCCGGAACCTGCGCCCAATACACGGTAGCCGCAGCGGTATGTCCTACAGCAATAGTCTCTTGCTGGCCACGAGAGCAGTTAAACAACGTGCCAGAGTTAGCGTTTGTGTTCTGTGTGATGTAGCTGTAATTGATGATCTCGTCATCAATCTTAATGAAGCCAGTTGCTGGAAGACCCCTTACATCGTTTAACACAACTGATGTGCTGGTGGACGTAATCGTCGTTGTAAGCGTTGCAGAAATAGGAGAGTTTTGACCGTTGTACCGTTGAATCCAGACTTGAATTGGTCTGGCTTGTTGAATCTTGTTAGGGATCGTAGCATACGTAGAAACACTAATACGCGTGATTGTTAAGTCGGCCTGTGTATTAGCTGCATTAGGCTGCGTACGTATAACGTGCTCAATTAAATCAACTGTACTGTCTGGCAAAGCGTACGTATTCTGGCCTTGAACAAGAGTGATCTCACCCTGCTCCATCGTCCACATATTGATGCCGCGATTGGCCCAGTCTGCAAACATAATGTTCAAACTACGACGGGCAGTGCGCAGGTCATAGCCAGTACGCATCTCACCACCGGCGCGTTCAAACGCCTCCTCGACCAATTCGTCGAGTTGGAGATTAAAACTTGACGATCCGGAGGTAATTGCCATTATCTAAATCCTGCCGTTTTCTTTGCAATTGTTTTGGGTTGTGCTACGAATTGTTTTCCGGCTTTTTTGCCAGCACGTTTTGCACGCGTTGTCGCAGCATACTCGCTTGGACTGAGACTTTTAATCGCAGCAGAAGGAAGGTATCTTTCACCTGTGTCAGAAGATTTTTTACCACTTTTGGTTCTCCATTTTTGGTCGCCCCAATCCTTCAATGATTTTTGAGGCGCTTTCAATCTCGGTAGCCTCCGCCAGCCGCCTTGTACTTCTTGGCAACAAGCTGAGCTTTGCGTGCTGACCACTGACCTGCGCCAGTGCCTTGGGTTGCTGCGGCTTTTACTTGGCTTACGATACGCTTGCGTACCTCGGGCTTAGTGTAATTGCCAGCCGCATTAACCGTCCCACCCTCTTTGTATTGGGTAAAGTCAGTATTATCCCTACGCTTCTTGCGTACACCTTTGGGCATCTTGCTTGGGGATATGGCCCCCATGCCACGGCTGGCTATCATATCTACGCCCTTGTTTTGCCACGAATAGCAATTCCGTCAGCTCGTTTAGACGCTGAGCTAACTGATCCGCCTTTAGCTTTACCTACGGTAGTAGCCTTATCGTACTCTGCACCAGCTTCGGCTGAAGCTTTAGCGTCGGCGACATCTGCCTTGGCTTCTTGCATTTTTGCACGAGTCTCAGGGTAAATAACTTCGTCCAAAGACCCGGGCGTACGCCTAGGTTTGTACTTTTTAGCTGCTGCTGGCGTCATTGGCATGATGTTTCCTTAGCAGGCTTTGCCGCCCATGTTCATAGTAATCATCTTGCCTTTAGTTTTACCCTTAGACTCAATACCGCCGCCTTTAGACAACTTAGTCATAGTTGCGCCTTTGTGCAAGCGACCTTCGTGTTTATTCACAGCCTTCTGCATCATGCCCTTGTCTTGCTTCATATCTGCTTTAGCCATGCCGCCGTGTTTCATTGCGCCTTTGCCATCACCAATAAAAGCTGGCTTGCCGTCTTTCATAGGCATGCCACCACTAGCCATACCGCCTTTTTTCATGCCCATCATGGATGTATCAGCCATAGGTGTAGGACGCTTCATACCGTCTTTAGCCGTGCTCATACCTTTTTTCATCATAGGTTTGCCCATCTTTGTAGCCATAGTATCACCGCCTTCTTTCATGATTGACATCTTCCCGTGAAGTGTCTTAGGTTTGTTAACTTTTTGAAGATCGGGGCGGGACGTACTTAAACCCTTACCAAACTTCATTCCCTTGCTCTCGCCGCTAAATTCTTTAGCAACCGATACCGGTATACCCGCAGCCTTTGCAAACTTAGGGTTATGTGCAGCCGCATCCATGAACTGTTTTTGTTTTTCACTCGTCGCTGGCATCTTTTTTCCTTCGAATTATTTCAGCAAAGGGTTTACCCGCAATCATTTCAGTGATCCGCATGCCTGTCCACACAATTGTAAATAGTGCGGCAACCGCAGGGAGCAGTTGCATTAACGTGCCAACAGCCGTAACAGCGGCAACGCCATCCGCTACGTGCTTTATGGTTTCAACGTTTTCTTGTTTCATATCAGCATTTCCATCTTGCAAGAGCAGCCGCCTTACGGGTAGGCTTACCCTTTTCGTCTTTCATTGGGCCGGGCATACCTGACATGCGTGCGCAGAACGAGTCCTTACGCTTACCGCCTTGTGGCTGTGGAGCCTTCAGGTTGCTACCCGTAGCCGCGTTGTACTTAGCACGGCCTTTGGCAGTCAAGCCCGCCCCCTTGGATATAGGCAATTTCTCGCCTCTTCCAACTGATAGGACGGGGCCTTTTTTCTTAGCCATAGAAAATTGTGACTGAAGTTACGTTCGCCACAGTTCCATGAACATTGGTGCTAAATAAAACACCCTCGCCCGGAAATATAAGATACGTAGGTTGCGTAGCGGAAGCCACGGTGTTAAGCGTCATAACGGTTGCGCCGCCTGACCCACCATCTTTAAATATCACACTGCCAGCCGTGGCTGACGGAACCATGTAAACAGCTTTGACCCTTGCTCTAGCAAGA